ACAGAAAAAGGCAGCGTCATCGTCGACGAAACCACGCTCGAAGGTCTCGACTTCCCAGAAGCGAAAGCCATAGCAGAATACTTGATGCTACAAAAGCGTATAGCGCAGATAGAGAGTTGGATTGAGTCAATACAAGCTGATGGTCGTGTGCATGGCAAAGTCATCACCAATGGGGCTGTGACAGGTCGTATGACACATCACAGTCCTAACATGGCTCAGGTGCCAAACTCTAGTGCGATATACGGATTAGAATGTCGTGATCTTTGGACAGTTGAGAAAGGATGTAAGCTAGTCGGTATCGATGCAAGCGGTTTAGAGTTGCGGATGCTGGCTCACTACATGAATGATGATGAATATACGAATGAAGTTGTTTCCGGCGACATACACACAGCCAATCAAAAAGCGGCAGGGCTTGAGACGAGGAATCAAGCTAAGACGTTTATCTATGCCTTCCTCTATGGCGCAGGACCTGCTAAGATCGGGTCGGTTGTTGGAGGCACGTCGAAAGAGGGACAAAAGCTCATTACTAATTTTCTACGGAACACACCGAAACTACAAAGGCTCAGAGAGCGTGTATCTGAAGCGTTTACTGCGAGGGGAGTCCTACTCGGTCTTGACGGACGCAAGCTACTCGTTCGCTCGGAGCATTCGGCGCTCAACACGCTACTGCAAGGCGCTGGTGCGATAGCCATGAAGCAAGCATTGGTATTATTACATAAAGACTTGACAAATCGTAAAATACCATTTAAATTAGTAGCTAATGTTCACGATGAATGGCAGATTGAAGTTCCTGAGAAGTACGCTGAACAAGTTGGTAAAAGTGGGGTTACAGCAATTACCAAAGCTGGTGTAGAATTTAAGATGAACTGCCCTTTAACCGGCGAATATAAAATAGGCGATACATGGAAACAAACCCACTAGATCGTGAAGATAAAGAAATTGAAGGTCAGGTACTGATTGTGTTGTATACTGATCGCACCTTTTCTATCGGTACGTCTGTTGATTTAGACACAACCATCCAATGCTTAGCAGCCGCAGTCGATGGTCTTGTTGACGAAACAATGGATGGTATCGAGGAAATGAAGTCTTTCTCCGGAAAGATTCACTAGCAGTATCTTATTAACCGCAGTATAACAAAGGAGTTATCATGGCAAATATTGAAAAGCCAATTAAGATTGAAGCAGAAGTACAGTGGGCGTTCTTTACCACTAAGAATGAAATGTCAGGTAAGTATCAAGTAGACCTTACCAATCTCAGTAGCGGTGCTGTTGAAGCACTGCAGTCGGCAGGACTTGAGCCACGCCAGCGTGAAGACAAACCTGAGAAGGGTTGGTTTATTACCGCTAAGAGTAACTACGCTATTGAGCCAGTTGACAAAGGCGGTGAGAAGATTACCGACGTTGTTGGTAATGGTTCTAAAGCAGTAGCAATTATTAAGCCGTATGAGTGGAGCTGGAAGAACAAGAAGGGCGTTTCTCCATCGTTAATGAAGATCACTATCACTGATTTACAGGTTTACAGCAGTGATTCTGAGGAACTCGAAGACGACGAAATTCCACTATGAAAGCTCTCGTTGATGCCGACATTCTAGTATACCGATTTGGTTTTGCATCGGAAGGAGACCCAGCAGAGTTTGCGTTAGCTCGTCTATCCGAATTCTTGGACAATCTCAGCATGAGTGATGGCATCGACGAAGTGTGGGGCTATTTAACAGGTAAAGGTAATTTCAGAAATGATATTGCTGTGACTGCTCCATACAAAGGCAATCGTATACTTGCAAAGCCGTATCATTATCAGTTGCTGCGTGAGTATATGGAAAGAGCTTGGGGATTTGAAGTCATAGAAGGAATGGAAGCGGATGATGCGATTGGTATCGAAGCCTATCGTAACGAACCAGATGAGACACTCATTGTCAGCATTGACAAAGACCTCAACATGATTCGTGGTCATCACTATAACTTTGTGAAGGAAGAAAGGTATTACGTCACAGAGGAAGAGGCTATTCGTAACTTCTATCTTCAGATCCTAACAGGCGATAAGATTGACAACATTATTGGACTATCCGGCATTGGTCCGGTGAAGTCCAAGAAGTTGTTGGTAGATTGTAATAATGAATTAGAGATGTACGAAGCTGTATTGAAAGCGTACGATGGCGACGAAGCCAGAGTGCTTGAAAATGCTCGTTTACTTTGGATACTTAGAGAGGAGAAGCAAGTATGGCAACCGCCAATAAAGTGAAGTTACAGGATTGTCCAATTATTAAGATTACATGGATTGATGCACAAGCAGATGCGGGATGGGATGAACCAAAGGTTGACATTGCACAATGTGTAACTGTTGGCTTTTTAGTTAGTGAAACAGATGATGCTATCTGTGTCGCAGGAACTGTGTCAGATCACGAATGCAACAATCGTATTAGTATTCCCAAGTCATGGATATTAACGCAACAGTTAGAGGAAATGAAAGATGAAACCGCAGTCAGCAAAGGCAAAGGGAAGAAACCTGCAAAAGTGGGTAGCAGAGCAGTTGCAAAAAAGGTTCCCGCAGCTACGCCAAGGAGACCTCGTAAGCACGTCAATGGGAGCCGGCGGGGAAGATGTCAAGCTAAGTCCAGCGGCAAGGGACGCAATACCGTATCAGTTTGAATGTAAAAGCCTTGCTAAAGTAGCAGTTTACAATTACTATGAACAAGCAAAGACACACGGCAATCATGAACCGATTGCTGTTGTCAAGCAAAACGGTAAGAAGCCTTTAGTTGTTTTAGATGCAGAAGTATTCTTTGATTTGATAGCGAGGAAATGATGAAAGTATTAGAGATGAAAGAGCGTGAAGACGGAGGCGCTGAACTTCAGATAGACATGACCGAAGAGGAGCGTTGCTTTATGATTGAATTTGGTTTTAATCAGGTGTTGCGTCATTCAATTGATAAGTTTGAAAAGCAGTTTAAACCTAAGAAAGGAAATAAAAATGTTACACGTAAAAATTGAGATTATGGATAATGAGGATTGCATCACCCGTACTTGTAACTTTGACGAAACTCCTCAGTGGATGGACATTATGTTAATGTGTGCGGATGTTGTCTCATCACAGTACGGATACAACATTGTGGATCGTGTTAAGTTCATTGGCGACAATACAACCTTTTATGATCGTGCTGACACACACATGATATCTAAAGAGGCTTGGGCGGAGTTCTTGCAGCAAGACTTTATGGAACCTGAGTTTGATTTCAATAAGCAGGACAAAGAACAGGATTGGGCATGAAAATCCTATTGCTTGATATTGAGACAAGTCCTAACACAGCCCATGTCTGGGGTCTGTGGCAGCAAAACGTCAGCATCAATCAATTAATGGAATCTTCTTATGTCTTGTGCTATGCAGCAAAGTGGCTAGGTGATGAAGAAGTTGTATTTGATTCTGTTCATCAAGCTAAACCAAAGGCAATGCTGAAAGGAATTCATGGGCTTCTCAACGATGCAGACGCTGTTGTTCACTACAATGGTACTAAGTTCGATATTCCTACTCTTAACAAGGAATTCTTACTACATAGTTTTAATCCGCCATCGCCTTATAAACAAATTGACCTATTGCGTGTTGTTCGTAGCAACTTTAGGTTTCCTAGTAACAAGCTGGACTATGTAGCACAGCGACTCAATCTCGGTAAGAAACACGAACACGAAGGACATGAGCTTTGGGTTAAATGTATGAATGGAGATAAAGATGCGTGGAAGCGTATGGAGCAATATAATATACAAGATGTCGTTTTACTTGAGTCGTTGTATAACACTTTGCGCCCTTGGGTTCGGAATCATCCTAATCACAATCTCTTTGCTGATGATCATGTTTGCCCTAATTGTGCTTCGACTCGTCTGCAAAAACGAGGCACTTCGATCTCTAGTACCGGAACCTATCAACGCTATCAGTGCCTTGCTTGTGGAACTTGGTCGCAGTCTACAAAAGCGGTAAAATCTTCTGTGGGGATAAAGCAATGCAATTAAAAGACTATATAGACTGCATAAACGAGTCTGTAAGCCCCGATACTAAGCAGGTTGGGGGTAGCCATTACCAAGTCGCAGAAATCCAGCCTTGGGACGTTATGCTGGCTTACGGGCTAGATCCTTGGAGTGCTAATGTTATTAAGTACTTACTTCGCTTTCCATACAAGAATGGCGTGGAAGACCTTGAAAAGGCTAAACATTACATAGAATTTCTTATTGCGAACTACGAAAGTATTGACAAAAAGTACTATTCATGATACACTTAAACAAGAATCGCCGTATTAATTTCTACGGCATTAAAGACCAGCAAGCCGCCAATCCTGCTTATCAACATGGGATGGATTTGATAAAACAAGGTGATTGGGAACATGGTTTTTATCTGCATGAGTTGCGTTCTTTACCAGATTTAAGAATCAAACAAGGGATTAAAACAGACTTCTCGAAGACTCCTGTTTGGGTTCCCGGAAATTGGTGCAAAGGTAAGAATGCTATCGTGTGGTCTGAAGCAGGATGGGGCGACATTATTCAATTCAGTCGTTTCATTCCTCTGCTCAAACAAGCTGGATTACAATCAGTGAAGTTGTTATTCCCTGATCCTGTAATTCGGCTATTTAACAGACTACCTAATCATAACGGTTTATACACCGCAGGGGAATCTTTTCCCAACGCAGTAAAGATTAAGGTAATGTCGTTGCCGTACTTCTTAATGGAACACAATGTAATACCTGCTGAACCAGTACAGAAGATATACGGTAGTGAAGGTATATTTCGTAATCCTGAGATTGTTAAGCCAGTACGACAGAAACCATTACTAGGTTATTGTTATACAACCTTAAACAATAGCTGGAATATGAAAGCTAAGCAGATGCCTAAAGAGCTTATGCTAAACTTCATTAAGCAGCACCCAGAGTTTGATTGGGTATCGTTACAGCAAGATGATGGCTTTATTACATCAAAGCATTGGAGCGATACTGCTGATCAAATTCAAACACTCGATGGAGTTATCTCAGTGGACTCAGCAATAGCTCACTGTGCTGGCTCTGTCGGTGTTCCTGTAGCAAACCTGATAGGACAAGAAGGCTCAGCGTGCTGGAGGTGGTTCCCAAAAGGAGACACAACATACTGGTACGACAGCATGAAGACTATTTGGTATGATACTTGGACAGAAGGACTTGAGAAAGCCCTAACGCATTTTCAACAACCAACGAAAGTAAAGAAAGATGGCATTAACAATACACGATCTAAAAGACAGACTAAAGCAAATAAATGAGATTGATTTGTTAGAGCTTCTGGAGATATCATCGGAGGATCTCGTTGAGAGATTTATTGATTTAATTGAAGACAACTTTGACAAACTTGAGAAAGAAGTAGAATGACCTATAACACACCATTTAGCACAGTCGGATATATTACATACAAAAGAACATACGCAAGGAGATTAAGTGAAACAGATCCAAAATCAAAAACAGAAGAGTTTACCGACACCGTTGAACGGGTTATTAAAGCTGCTAACGATCAGCTAAGCTGTGGCTTTGATGCTGACGAGCAAGAGCGTCTACGGAAGTACTTATTGGAATTGAAAGGCACTGTTGCTGGACGCTTCCTATGGCAAATGGGGACAGAGACAGTTGATCGGCTAGGATTGGCTAGTTTACAGAACTGTGCATTTACCGTTATCGATCAACCCGTCCGTCCTTTTACATGGGCGATGGACTTGCTGATGCTTGGCTCAGGTGTTGGCTACAACATTCAGAGGCAATATGTTGATAAACTTCCTCCGGTCAACGCTAACTTTAGCGCTCCTACTCGTGTTACTACCGCTGACGCTGATTTTATCGTGCCTGATTCCCGTGAAGGCTGGGTCAAGTTATTGGGCAAGACGCTCAAAGCGGCGTTCTTAGCCGACACTAATCCTACATTCACCTACAGCACTATCCTTGTTCGTGGTCGTGGAGCGCCCATTAAGGGCTTTGGCGGTACTGCTTCCGGTCCAGAGGACTTATGTGACGGTATCGTTAAGATTAGTAACATCCTTGAGAAGCGTAAAGGTAAGAAGCTACGTCCTATTGACTGCCTTGACATCATGAACATTATCGGTGCTATTGTCGTTGCTGGTAATGTACGCCGTTCTGCACAGATTGCTATAGGAGACCCTGACGATGTTGAGTATCTACTTGCTAAGCGCTGGGACATGGGGAATATTCCTTCTTGGAGAGCTATGTCTAATAATTCTGTTGTTTGCAGCGATACTAAGGACTTACACGAATACTTCTGGGACGGATACGAAGGCAAGGGGGAGCCTTATGGACTTATCAATCTTAAACTCTCCCGTAAAATTGGTAGACTTGGTGAGACTGATTATCCTGATCCTGATGTTATGGGTTATAATCCATGCGCTGAACAGTCTTTGGCTGCTTATGAAACTTGTTGTTTAGCAGAAGTATATCTTCCTAACATTGAGAGCAAAGAACAGTTATTAGATGTTTGCCAATTGCTGTACCGCATCAACAAGCATAGTCTTGCACTGCCTTGCCATCTGAAAGAAACAGAAGACATCGTGCATAAGAACATGAGGATGGGTATTGGTGTTACAGGTGTGCTACAGGCAACAGAAGAGCAACGTAGCTGGTTAAATGATACCTATCGCCGACTTCGTGAGTTTGACTTTAAATACAGTCATGAGCATGGCTTCCCTGAATCGATTAAACTCACCACTGTAAAACCAAGTGGGACTTTGTCATTGCTTCCGGGTGTTACTTCAGGCTGTCATCCAGCATATTCTCGTCACATGATCCGTCGTATTCGTATCGCTGCAGATCATGCGTTGGTACAAGTATGTCGTGAGCATGGCTATCCTGTGGAGTATCAGCGTAACTTCGATGGTTCTGAGGATCACAGCACAATGGTTGTATCATTCCCATTCGCTTATCCTGAAGGTACAAAGATTGCTGCTGAAATGACCGCTATCGATCAATTAGAGTTAGTGAAATGGCTACAGGCTAACTGGTCAGACAATAGCGTATCCTGTACTGTGTACTATCGTAAGGAAGAATTGCCTGAGATTCAGAAGTATCTAGCAAAGAACTACAAGAACAATCACAAGTCCTTGTCATTCTTGCTACACAATGAACACGGCTTTCACCAAGCGCCTTTGGAGGAAATCACGAAAGAGCAGTACGATGCACTTGTGGCTTCTACACAATTAATTACACACGTTGATGAAGCTAGTTTTGATGGTGGCGACGAGTGTGCCAGCGGAGCTTGCCCAGTCAAATGATAATAAACTTACACTTTATTACTGGGTTCTGTATAGGGTTTGAGTATGTTCCTAGTTTTGATGACGAGTCTCATTTCGTCATTGATCTAGGGGTTATTAGAATCCTATTTAGTACTCCTCACGACGACTAAACAGCCCCGCTTCGGCGGGGTTTTTTAAATTTCCCAATCGGGAATATTTGCTTAAAAAGTATGCAGATTTAAGAAAAAGTTACCGATAGGGCAATTTTGTTACAAATTGTAGGTAGATATTAATAAGTACCGACATTATGTTACACAAAATTCCTAGTACCAGCTTTATCAATAATTAAGGCTTGTCTACGAGGCTTGTCAGAAGCACCGTTAGGAACGCTTATATGCGTCCAAGAGCCGAATTCTTCGATGATTTGGTCAAAGGGTATGTCCGAAGCCAAGCACGCCTCTACGACCTGTTTAGGGGTCATTCCGGGGACTCTGATATCAGCAGCACAACCTAGCCTATGCTGGCTAGTGTCCTTGCTACCGACAGAGTCATTGACTGGTTTAGAGCGAAAGCCTGAATTAATCATGATCGGCTTGCCTAGTAAAGACCTAACTTGCTCAAGCAAGGCTGCCAATCGAGTTAGATTAGCAACCTCACTGGCGTTAGGGGTATTATCTAGGTTCTTACGCTCTGCTACTTCAGAGTGAGTTAACTCTTCTAAGGTAAAGTTATTGCTTA